TCCGGTTTGATAAGACGACCAGTTCTAAGCTGCAGCAGACTCAGGTCACGCCAGACGGGAATAGCTGGACAATTTCGTTTTGGCTAAAACGAGGCAAGATCGATGCCTCTGAAATGTGGTTTATCAACGGCGGCAACGGCAACCCTGATTACATTCGTTTTGAGACAAGCGAAAAAATCCGTTTTCGTATTTTTAGCCGGGGTATCGACAACACAACGACAGCGGTATTTCGTGATCCGTCAGCTTGGTATCATTTTGTTGCTAACTACAACGCTTCGACTGGAGCCTATAATCTTTGGCAAAACAATGTCAGCTTAATCAGCGGCACGGGAAGCGCAGGGGCTACGGACTTCAATAAAGCCAGTACGTTGTTTACGCTTATGGCAGCGGGTAACTCAGTGGCGTTTACAGATGGCTACCTTTCCGAAGTCGTCAAGCAGGACAATATCGTTTCTGACCCGACCGCGTTTGGCGAATACAACGACGATGGCGTGTGGGTTCCTATTGATGTGAGTGGGCTGACCTTTGGGTCAAACGGCTTTTACGTTACTGGTGCTAACAGTGCTGATTTAGGCGCGGATTACTCCGGCAACGGCAATGACTTCACATCGTCAGGGCTGACCTCGGACGATCAGGTTGCTGATACGCCGACTGATAACTACAGCACAGCTAATCCGCTATCGCAGCTTGGGACATCTCCTTGTGCTTCTACTTTTAGCGACGGCAATTTGACTATTGCGTTAGCTACCGGCTCAAACCATTCGGGTTTCCGCAGCACCATTGCCGTCGATGCGTCTGACGACACCTATATGGAAATAACATATAACACCCACACAGGGGCAGGGCTTGAACTAGGTATTGTGTCTCCAAATGTGTGGGCTTCAAATGGTTATGTATCCAGCATTAACTCTTCATATCCGGGGGATGCTTACGGTTATCGGAATGACGGTCAAAAAATGGCGGATGGCTCTATTTCTGCGTATGGCGATAGCTTTACAGCGGGAGACGTTATCGGTATGCGTCTTAATGCTGGAGCATTGTATTTTTACAAAAATGGAACAATTCAAAACAGCGGCACGGCACTCAAAACGGGGCTGACAGGAACGTGGAATTTTGGGGCATCTCACCGCAATAATACGGGCGGCACTGAAAACATTACGTTGAATTTTGGTCAGTCTACTTTTGACAATTTACCTACAGGTTCTGCTGGTTGGTCCACCTCCAACCTGCCCACACCTGCAATCAAGGACGGCTCGGCCTATTTTGCAGCCGAAACCTACAGCGGCAATGGCTCGACGCAAGAGATCAACTTTTCGGGCAACAGCACGTTTCAGCCCGACATGGTTATTTTGAAGGAGAGGAATGGCACTCGGGTTTGGACGCTTTACGACATCATTCGAGGTGCAACCAACTACCTGCAACCGAGCCAGCCAGACGCAGAAAGCTCAAATGCGTCGAGCCTATCCAGCTTTGATGCTGACGGCTTCACGCTTGGCTCTGCGCCGTTCGTGAACAACAGCGGCAACACATACATTTCGTATTCGTTCCTTGCGTCAAATACGACTGCAAGCAACACGGATGGGGATATAGCCAGTACGGTGAGCGTCTCCGCGACTGCGGGCATATCCATCATAAATTTCACGGGCAATGGTTCGTCCGGCCAGACAGTCGGTCATGGACTTGGCGTCACGCCTACAACGGTGCTAATTAAACCAGTCACCGGAAGCGACAACTGGCTCATTAACAACTGGGCCGCTGGTGTCACACCGTTCAGCGAAAAATTCAAATGGAACGCAAACGAGGCTGCGTCCAGCACAGGCACGTCACAAGTTTATGCGGCTAACTCAACCACGTTTACGGTTGGCTCTGATCCCAACGTGAACGGCAGTGGCACAGAGTATTTTGCGGTCGCGTTTGTCGAGGTTCCCGGCTTTCTCCGCCTCACGAGCTATCAGGGCAATGGAAGCTCGGACGGGCCTTTCATCAGCCTGGGCCACAAAAGCAGGCACTTCTGGATTAAGGAAGAAAGCAGCGCCGACGATTGGGTGGTCTATGACACGGCGCGCGATACCTTCAATGTGACGGGGCAAGTGCTGCGCTGGGACAGCCTAGCCGCTGAGTTTGACGGACGCGGCGGATCACGCGATGTGGACGTACTGTCTAACGGCCTGAAGATTAGAACCTCAAACGCGACAATCAATGGCTCCGGTGTGACGTATGTGGTGGCTTCATGGGGCGACCCCTTTGGCGGCGCAGGCGTCGCCCCGGCAACAGCGCGATAGGAGAAAGACAATGTGGACTTTGAACGGTCGAGTGATCCGCGAGGGCCGTGCCTTCGTTGACGACAACGGCGTGAAGCACCCTGCTTCGTGGGGGACATATGAGGCCAGCTACAAGGCCAGCATTGGCCTCGTGGAGGTCACTGTCGAAGCCAAGCCTGATGAGCGGTTCTACTGGGTCAGCGGGCCAGACATCACAGGTGCGTACACCTCTACGCCGCGTGAACTTGAGGACCGTAACGAGGTTGACGAGAACGGTGATCCGCTGCTGGACGAAGATGGCAACCAGATCGTGACCCCAGGTCTCAAGTCGCAGTGGATTGCTCGCACCAAAGAGACGCAGGGGTCGCTGCTCGCGCAGACCGACTGGGCGTACATCCGGCAGCAAGACACTGGCACGGCTGTACCTTCCAAGATCCAAACGTACCGCACTGCGGTGAGGCTAGCGGCCGGGGTTATTGAAGGGGAGATCGCAGCGTGCGCGGACCTCGACGCCTTCAAAGCGTTGTTCGTCGCGCCGACCAATGCCAATGGCGACCCGACCGGCAACGCGCCCATCCACAATTGGCCGGATCCAATCTAATGCGGCGCGCCATTCTTGTCCTGGGGCTGCTGGTTGCGACGCCGGCTGCCGCACAAGAAACGGCGTGTGTCGAGGACGAGAGCGCAATGAAAGAGGCGGCGCGCACCGCGAATGAGGAGCTGGCGCTCGAGCTTGAGACAGTCGGCGGCACTCCCCTTCGCCTCTTTGTCTCGCGCCACACATGGACCGTCTGGTTTGAGCGCAACGGTAAATGGTGTACCGCGCCGAGCATGATGGGTGCGATTAAGAGGCCGGACCAAGCATGATGGATGGAGCCATCGACGTTCGCCTCCTGATTACATTAGGGGGAATCCTCGTATCCGTGGCGAGTGCTATGGGGGTCATAAAGGCGTCCGTGAAACAAATTACCGCTACGCTCGAGGACCTCGAATCTCGCCTTCGCTCCTTAGATCGGCGCCTCGATCAGCTCGAGGTTCGCGCCGAGACGACACAGGGGCGGCTCACGATCCTTTCCAATATGTCATCCCCGGAGAACTTGCGCAGGGATCACATGGCTATGGCGTCTTTAACCAGTGCTGTGGAGCAGCTCCGCAAGGACACCGACCATCTGATTCACATCCACAATTCGCGACACATACCCGTCGCTAACGTGAGGCACGCCGAATGATACAATTACTCGGACCAATTATCGGCCTTGCGTCGTCGGCGCTCGAGGGCTGGCAAGACAACAAAAAGCAAAAGACAGCAATCAAAGCGGCGCAGGCCGAGGCGCAGATCAAGCGCATCGAGCGCGCGGCCGAGGCTGATACGGACTACGACCTCGAGGCGCTACGCCAGACGCAATACAGTTGGAAAGACGAGTATATCGTCATCGTTCTGACGGCCCCGTTCATCGCGTCGTTTATTCCCGGGGTACAGGATCACGTTCTGGCCGGCTGGGAATATGTGCAGCAGGCACCGGACTGGTACCAATACAGCTTCATGGGCGCAGTCGCCGCGTCACTCGGGATTCGCTGGGCCTTCAAGTTTTTCGGCGGTAACAAGTGACGGCCGTTTATGACATCAACGGGATTGCCGAGGCGCTGCGCGACGAGGAAGGATACGAGCGCTTCGCGTATGAGGATCACCTCGGGTACGTCACCGTCGGGATAGGCCGCTGCCTGGAGCCGGGCCGTGGCTATGGCATCGACGAGGAGGAGGCGGAATATCTACTGCGGCGCGACATCGGGCGCATGGCCGAAGCCTGCGAAAAGTCGTTCAGCTACTGGCACGATGTCTCGATGAATATCCGCGAGACGGTCATCATGCTTTGCTTCCAGATGGGCGTCGCCGGGTTCCAACGCTTCGCCAAAACCAACCGGGCAATATCTCAATCCGATTTCGATCTAGCGGCGAACGAGCTGCTGAACAGCAAGTTTGCGCAACAGACACCGGCTCGAGCTGAGCGCATGGCTGAAAGGCTTCGCGCCGGGTGAGGTTCCCGCGCCACGTTATCGGCGATCTATGCGAGGCCATCGCGGTCAAGGAGCTGACAGCGCGCGGCTACGCAGTATTCACTACGACGCAGGCGCACTGCCCCATCGACATCATCGCGGTGGCGCCCGGCGGCGAGGTTCTGATGCTTGATATTAAGGCTGATCGCTTTCGCACGAACCCTGACCGCAAGAAGCCGTCTCGAATCCATCGCAAGCTATCAGATCAGCAAAAGCTCCTCGGTGTCCGCATGGCCTATGTCAACGAGGACACCGAGGAGATGCACATCACTGGTTTATCAGAGTGATCGAGCGCGCGGCGCCTGGACGATATTCAAGATGGCCGCGCTCCTGTAACGCCCGCACCTTATCGTGAATGTTTCCCAAAGATTTAATTTCCATCGCGTCGGCCAGCTCGACATAGCTCGGTGAGTAACCATGCTCGTCGATATAATCGCGGATGATTTTCAGCAGGTCGGCCTGCCGCTTGGTTAAGCCCAACGTCATAGCGTCAGCTCCTTTACGCGTAGGGATTTGGCTCGAGCTGCCGGCTTCGCCTCAACGCTGTAAGCCTTGCGTGGGCCAGTCATCGGCCACGACACCTCGGCGAACACGACGCCATCGTCATCCTTGGCCAAGCCGCCCGGGTGCATCCCGATAAAGTCCATCAGCCGCGTCGAAATTTTATCGGCCAATTCGCGCGACGCCTTCTCGGCCGCTTTTGCGGCGATCAGATCCATCACGAGCTGCGAGTGCTCGCCGTCGAAATCAACCGGCGGCAGATCGTTCTCAGGTTTGGCATACGCCGACGCCGCATCATTCGGGGTCAGCGCCGGATACCAGTCCGTCACGCCCTGCGTCGTGTAGAGCTCCATGCGCGCATCAAAGTCGATCACATCTTCTCGGATCTTTGCCTGCATCGCGGCGTCCGGGCCGGTCAGATAGATCCGCAGCTCGGTCCCCTGATACAACGTGAAGATGGCGGCCCACTGATAGCCGCTGCACATCATCAACCCCTGGACCTGCACGGGGCCACGGTAGGCGGCTGGCGTATCCATGGGCCCAACCCTCGTCAGCTTCGCTTCAGCTACTCCTGGGCCGTCCAAGGTCACGCTAGAGCCGCCTAAGACATAGATGCCGGCTGCCGGGTCGTGCTCGATCACGCGACCGTCGCCTTCGAGGATCCCGTCCATCGAACCCTGCAACGGGAGGTCTTTACAATCGAACCGCTCGAGGACGCGCGTATTGATTGCAAGGCCGAGGCGCGCGGCGCCTTCGTCGAGGATTGTGTCCTCGAGCTTGTTGCCCCAATGCGCCGCCTCGCCGGCCGGGTCACGGTCCTCGCGCGGATCTCGTCCAGCCTTACTCGCATCCCAGGCGCGCGTTGATTTGAGCAGCTCGTCGTTTGGCGAGCTCCACGGCGACATGCCGAACAGTGCTGGCAGCCGTGAGCACGACATAACGTGATCGTCGCTGAGCTTCCCGATGACCTCGCTCATGCGTCACCTACGATGACGAGCAGGAAAAGCATCATAGCCATGAAGGCCGCGAACAGTGTCGCCTCAAGCAAGGTGCGCAGAGTGCTGCGAGCTTCGGGCATGACAGGCGTCGCGGTGGCGATATGCAGCGCCATAAGTTTCTGGTGGAGAGTAGCCAATTTATTTCCTCCGAGTTGGAGGAATCAGCGCCTTAGCCAGATTGCGACATGCTAACTATCTGACGCGGTTGGATTAGCGAGGCTCGGCCCGGGCCTCCAACCTTTTGCTCGATTGAGCTAACGCACTGATCCCTTTGCAGTTGACGGATTTGAGTTTAGCCAGCGCTGTCGCGCTTAGCCAATACGTTCTGGTCTAGTTCTAATTTCGCAAAGCCTTGGCTTGCTAACCGGGGTCTGTTGACCTTCCGCGTATATGTCGCGGCCTGCTTCGGCGACGACCAGCCGAACATAGCCATGAGCTCGTTCTCGGTTGCGCCGGCTTCCGCAGCAAATGTCGCAGCCGCCTTACGAACGCCATGAGCTGTAAGCCCCGGTTCAAGGCCAGCGATGCGACAATCCTTAACGAAGCGCTGGGCCAAAGATTTAACAGACCAGCCATGTCCGCGCGTGGTTGTGAGGAAAACCAGATCGCCGGTCGGGCTTGCGTCGATTGCGTCGCGCAGCGGCCGGAGGATCGGGATGACGGTCGGCGGCTTGCCGTAGCGCTCGCGGCCTTTCGTTTCGTAAAACTCGAGAAACCCGTCGTGCTCGTGCTGCGGGCCGAGGATTGCGGCGTCGCTAATTCTGACGCCGGTATATAGTAGTAAGGCAAGCCGAAGGTGCTCGCGAGTGCCATGCCCCCAGCGCTGGAAGTAAGCGGCGACATCATCCCGCGTCCATGTGCGATGGCCGTCGGGGTTTGTGCGTAGCTGTTTCTTAACTTCGACAACGCGGCGATCTCGCGCGACGTTAAGCTCGAGGTGGCCACGGCTGACTGCGTAGTCCAGCAGTCCGCGAAGCGCTTTAAGGCGCTGGCGCGCTGCCTCAGGCTTACCACGATCAGCTTTCTCGTCAACGAGCCTGATGACATCTTGCGGCGTGAGCTTGCGGTAATCGTCGCGCGCGATTGCGGGCAGGAACTGCTCGAGCACGTTGCGTCGAGCTCGCTGCGTTGAT